TAAGGAATGACGCACGATTGGTTGCGAGAACCGTTGTTGCTCATAATGCACAAATCGTTGGTTTACTTGGTCAGGCAGAGGCATTGCAGCGATTATCTTACGCAATGCTGGATAATATGGCCCCGAATGAAGGGCCATCGGGTAAGTATAGAATAGGTACACAAAAGGAGAAGTGATATGACAGGAACATTGATTATTATTGGTATTACAAGTGTGGTAGCAGTTTTTGCTGCCGGATGGTTGATTGGAAGGAAGTGGAATACGAAGGTGGAAACCAAGCTTCGCGATGAACTGGACAAGATTAAGAACTTACGCCGATGATGTATAAATCACTGCTAGAGTTCCTGTTCATTACTTTCCTGTTTTGCCAGACGGCATTCGCTATGGGAGGTATTGAACAGGAACTTCAGTGTACCGCTAAGTCAACATGGGGTATTGGCACATTCGATACGGTGATAACGCCTTTAGGTCACAAGAAAGCGCTACGCCAAATGGTGTATGATAATCATAAACGATTGATTGCATTGGTCAGATGGGAACATTGGCCCCATGGCCCTAATATGGTGGTGTCCCTTAAGAGTGTGCCGGTCAGTACGAATGACCGGGCAGTTATGATGTATTACATTTATCACGGTTGCCGTTTGATTTCGACAAAGAGGCTGGTATTATGGCCTCTTTAGATGGTGAACATATTTTCAAAAGGGGGATGACATGTGGGGTGTATTAGGAAAGATATTCGGGAGCACGAAAATCATTGATGCCGGTATCAATAGCATTGATGCCCTGGTGTTTACACCTGAAGAAAAGTCCAAAGCGAAGCTTGCGCTACTCAAGGCATATGCACCATTCAAAATTGCACAGAGGTACCTGGCTATAATCTTCGCCGGTCAATTCTCAATGGCCTTCTTTGCTGCTTTGATTCTGTCACTGTTGGGGCAGCCTATTGACCCGGTGTTGAAGGTGGTCGCTGCCTTTTCCCTCGGTCAGATTATGCTGGCAATAGTGGCATTTTATTTCCTTGGTGGAGCTATCACCGGAAGCTTTGGGAAGAAGAAAGAATGAAACGTACAATCTGTTTCATCTGCTTGTTCCCAGCGTACTTTGTATACTGCATATTCAACATGCCTCGCAGGCCCGGGAAGCAATATAACAAGTCAACATAAACTCTATGAGGAACTCCATGACCGATAAAGACATTGGAACAAAAGTCCCAAGAATCCGCCTGTCCGACAAAGAGTATGACTTGATAATGCGAGTGAGAAACCTCAACGTCACCGCTGAAGGTCTATCCCTCGTTGGCCGGTCGACCTACACCGGAAAGGACGGTACACAGTCAGGCTGGACGATTGAGCGCAAGGATAAAGCGAAAGAGATGGACATGATTAACGCTGTCGCTGCCGCTTTGAATGAACACATTACGAAAGCGAAACCAATGCGACCTAAAGCCCTCGAACTCGATACCAACCTATTGAATCAATTCACAGTGACCGACCACCACCTCGGCATGTTGGCCTGGGGTGAAGAGACTGGCGCAGACTGGGACTTGGACATTGCAGAGGATACTCTTGTCATGGCCATGGCCGACCTGATTCAAAGGGCACCTGCTGCGTCTACTGCTCTCTTCGCACAGCTCGGAGACTTCCTGCACTTCGACAGTATCCTCCCGGTCACTCCGACGTCTGGCCACATACTCGACGCAGACACTCGATTCAGGCTCCTAATTAGAACAGCGATACGGGTCGCTCGCCGGGTGATTAACATGCTGCTGGAAACTCACGAACATGTGCATGTGGTCATGGCCGAGGGCAACCATGATGAAACCTCAGCGATGTGGCTGAGCGAAATGTTGGCTGAGTTTTATATCAACGAGCCGAGGGTGAGCATCGACACTTCACCGGATTGCTATTACTGTTACGAGTTCGGCAAGACCTCGCTGTTCTATCATCACGGACACAAGAGAAAACCTGCCAATCTTGACGATGTATTCGTAGCGAAGTTCCGGGAGGTGTTCGGCAGGACTGAGTTCAGCTACGGTCACACTGAGCACTTGCACAACGAGAGGTCTGTAGAATCGAACTTGATGATAATCACTCAACATCGTACACTCGCGTCACCGGACGCATACGCCTCTCGCAATGGCTGGATTTCAGGACGTGAGGCGTCCGTCACCACCTACAGTAAAACGAAGGGTCGCATCGGAGAACAGATGGTCACCCCGGGGATGTTAATATGAACCACGAAATGGTACGCTGGTGCCACACCGGCATAGGAAAACAGCTTGAACTTTATACGGAGGAAAGGGATGAAGAAGATGGTCTACATAGCGTCGCCTTATTCAGGGGACGAGCAGAACAGGTTCGAGAAAGTGAGGGACTACGTAGCTCAGGTGATGCTCAAAGGTGAAGTAATACCCTTCTTACCCATTGTTCACTGCCATGATATTGCCCATGTGCACAACCTTCCCCGCACTCATAACTTCTGGATAGAGATGGGCTTCGGATACCTTGTCCGATGTGATGAACTGTGGATACTGACACTCCCAGGCTGATGCGCTTCGCAGGGTGTAAAATGTGAGACTATGTTTGCACATAAGCATCGCATCCCAGTGAAATATAAAGGAGTTGACGATGTCACCGAATGAAGCCAAAGGATTGAAGGTCTGTCAGGGCAAGCTCGACTGGGAGCTTCTGCCTGACGAAGTGCTGAAGGAATGTATAAAGGGGTTGATGGACGGTAACCTGAAGTACGAGAGAGACAACTGGAAGCTGCAGGATGGAGAAGTTCAACGTGACTACCGGAATGCGGCTAAACGTCATATAGCCGCTGACAAGGCTGGCGAAGTGTATATCCCTGACCCCAAGGGTGACATCGAGGTGCGTCATCTGGCATCAGCAATCAACTCACTCATGATAATGATGTGGCATCAGATGAAGGAAGAGAAAAGCAACTCAGAGGTTGCTTAACTGTCCTAATTTGTCAACATATATGGATACAAGAGCGCAAAGAAACCTTGTAATCTCGGACTCCACTTCCGAGATTGCATAGCTATAGTATGCATGATGGCCGTTGAATAAACCCGGGTGTCTTAAAATGTAGGTAGATATTCATAAGTGCCGACGTTATGGGACAGGGTTGCATATAGCCGCTATGTAGCCTTGCACATGGCCGCTGTAGGAATGCGTAATAGTCGTGACTAATCGGCAATAGCGTACATTTTTGTAACTTAGCGTGCAGTTTTGTAAACTTCTGACAATTATCACCAATAAAGACATATTACTTTTTATTGGTGATAATGTGCCAAGAAAAAGTGGTGTGTTTTTCTTGGTGAACTTCAATTTAGTACCTGTGAGGTCTATATTCAATTTAGTACCTGTGAGGTCTATTTAGAAGAAGTTCACGTCGAGTTCGTTTGTTGTTACACCTGACCTGTACCGTTGGATGGCGGCCTTCAATCCAATCTGGTCATCTGTCTTCCGTTCGATGGAGTCAGCTACAGCCAAATCAATAGTGTCTCTGCATAGAATCCTGATGATTGACACAGAGTTCTTCTGCCCCTGTCGGTCGAGCCTGCCGCACATCTGCTCATAATACTCGAGGTTCCAGTTCAGCCCGAACCATACAATGATACTACCGGATTCCTGAAGCCCGTCGACCCCGTGCCCCATGGACGCGGGATGTCCAATCAACAGCTTTATCTCGCCACTGTTCCACTTGTCGATGACTGACTCCGTGTGCTTTGCGGCAGTGGCGGTAAGGTTCACTGGCTTCAGCTTCTTGAACTTCTTCATGATTCGCTCAGCATCAGCTTTGAACGTGTAACTACACAGCACCGGCGCACCACCGGCCTCCTCAAGAACATCCTCAAGAGCCTCCAGCTTTGCGTCATGCAGTTCAGTGTACTCATGTGACAGGGCGTTCAGATACGGAGAGCCATTGCAAAACTGCAGACACTTGTTTGATACACTCGACTTGTTGAACAGCTCTATCTCACTGCCATTGTCCAACCTGGTGAACAGCTCAGCCTCAATTTCCCTGTATGCCCTCATGGCCTTCGGCGGCAAGTCTATCATCATGTTGACTGTATTACTCTTAGGCAAGTCGAGATAATCAGCAGTGTCCATCTTTATCGTGATGTCACTGATACGACTCTCGATGAACTTCTTGCCAATGTCTGTCGGAGAGTATTTCCACCCCATGTAATCGCTGGTGAAGTAACTGTCCCTGTAATGAGTAATAAACTCACCCAGGCGTTTGCCCCCGTCTACCGCGAGGTACTGGCCGTGAAGGTCGATGTATCCGTTTGATGCCGGGGTGCCGGTCAACCCGGTACGATATTTGATGTGTGGAATAATCTTCCGCCACCCTGTGAAGTGAACCTTGGTCTCGACTGTCCCGCCACGTCTGTCCTTACGTTTCCTGTCTCTGTTCCCACCGGCCATGCGAAGGCTGGTAGAGTTCTTCACCTTGGAGACTTCATCATACACAATCATCTGAAAAGGTAGCGGCCTGTCTTGGCTGATGTAATAATGGTCAAGGGTCTCAGCCAGCCAGTTCATGTTCTCATAGTTTATCAGGTAGATGTCAGCGTCAGCGAACAGTAGCCGGGAACGCTTGTCCTTGGTGCCATGGATGACACTGAATCGAAGGTGCTGCGTGTGAGACCACTTCCGGGCCTCACGTGCCCACACCGAGTTGATAACACGCAGGGGGCCGAATACAAGAGTCTTCTGCACCTGGCCGGCACGCATCCGGTCGACTATGGTGGTCAGTGTAATGGGTGTCTTGCCAAGTCCCATCTGTAGCCACAGCATCGACTCGTCATGCGTGAGCTGGTGCATGATGCATTGGCGTTGATAATCATGGAGCTGCTTAGGACTTAGATTCACGCAGCCTCCTGTAATATGCTTTGCTGGCTGCCATTGCCGCAGCATGACGTTCCTTCAATATGCGAGATTTCTCTATCATGAGCGGTGTCACTTGCATGAGAGAACCTCCTCCATGAACTCATCTACGCCAGTCTTCCCATACACAACGCGAACCTGAGCACCTTCTATTTGTAGTCTGACGTGCTCACGTGTCTGAGCTGATGACAGCACTCCATCGTCAGTCTTCACTTCAACAAACCAAACCCTGCTGTTGTGAATTACAATCTGGTCTGGCACTCCTATATGACTCGGTGATACCCACTTACGAGAGAGTCCTCCTACAGACTCGACGCATCGCTTCAAATATGATTCTACATTGTGCTCTCGTGTGCCCATCTCATTCTCCTCTATATTCTCAATTCCAGAATGCAGAATCTGATTGTCTTCCAGCGGGTAGTGTTCACACTCAGTGATGTAATATCCACCTCTGCCCTCTACTATATCAGCCCCACACTTTTCACATCTGAAGCTGCTCATCCTATTAACGGCAGCACTAGCTTCTCAGCTTCGGTAACGTACCAGTTATAGTCAATGTCACCGAAGTCGTGACCCTGCATGTTGTTGCATATCATAACCGTACTGCCAGTGTGGATACCGGTACGTCGTTCGCCGTAGGTGCTCCGGTTCTTTGTGTGAATCCTTGCGTCCCAGACATCCTCCCCTATTTCATCTATCACGTCAAGGTAGGTACTTTCACTGACCCCATTCGCCTTGCAGAACTGCCCGGACTTCCCTCTCGGCGGCACCACCTTCTCCAGAAAGTCACCGTCTGTGCTGAGGTAATACCGGATAATGTTCGGCATCTTCTCACCGCCCCATTCAAGCGAGGCACTGCGTGGCACCTTCGTCCTAAGCAGGAAATCGTACACGTCCTCATGATTCTCAATGAACTCTCTGATGTCAGTTCCTCGCACCAGCGCGGCCTCGGCGGCCTTGGCCACCACCCGGGCTGACCAGTCCTTGTGGTGAGGCAGCTCCCGGGTGCCGGGGTTCTCAATAGCAGTCACATAAGCATACGCACCAATCCTCTTCAGGTTGCCGTCTTTGTATTCAGCAATGTAGGAGTTGACATCCCGAATGAACATCCTGGTATACAGAGCCTCCTCCAGCTCCAGCCTTGTCACTCCCTCCCACCAGCGACACACCTCCCGGGAATGCTCGAGGTACTCGCGTGGGCATAGGTACGTGATACCATCAGTATTGCACTGCACCATGCTCAGCCCCGGTATCTTCAGCATCTGTTCGATGAGCATACACAGCAGCAGCTGACCGTTGATGGTGATGCTCATCGTATAGGCTGTATCATAAAACGGGCTAAACTTGTTGTTCGACCCACCGTACGCCCCGTTCAACGCCAGCTTGTATGCCTCGTTCTCGGCAGTCTTCTTCTTGTATGTCTTCCTTGTTTCATAAACTCCAAGATATGCGAAACAGAAAGCAGGCCCGAGGTGCGCCGGGTACAGTCCGTTCTTGATGCCGAGGTTCGGGTAGAACGAACTGACGTCAACATCGACTAGCTGGTGGGTCTCGTTCGAGCGAACAACAGTTTGATGAATCGAAGCATGCAGCCCACCTGTTCCAAAGTTGTAATCAATACCATTGACTGATGCCTTCAAGTCTTTGAACACTCCCTTCGTCTCAGTGATTGTCTGAGCAGCCAGCCACTGGTGGATACGGCGAAACTCAGAGTTCTCGAGAGACACATAAGGGAATATCACATCGGCCAGAGCGAGACTCTTGCGGATTGTTTGTTTCTTCTGCTTGCGTCCATCCACAGTGGTATAGCAAGACACTCCATGCTTCTCCATCTCCATTATCAGCAACGTCTCACCAACCTTCACGTCGCTCATGTTCCGCATGTTCCGTTTGAACTTGTTACTCAGGTCTTCACGCAGCTTCAGGGCAGGCTGAGAGAGCTTGAGAAAGTCATCGGTGGCCACTACATCATGGTAATTGTACTCCTCCAACACGTCAATCTGGTCGCCTGTCAGCACAGTACCGACGGGGAACGGCAGGTCTTCAACGCTGTCCATTCTCATATTGAACTCGAGCACCTTCAAACTGGTGGCCTTGGACACATTGTCAAAATGATGCATCTTATACAGGTCAATCTGTGGCACCACCTGTTCAGAATCCCAGACAAGGTGTGCGAATCGGTTGGTGAAAGGAGTGTTGATTATGGACATGGCCTTGTCGTATATGTCAGGCACCGTGCAATATACATAGTTGTATATGAAGTGAATCACCGGGTAATCGAAGCCAAGGTTATTGAACCCGACTAGCTTGCACCGGCTCTTGGCCAGAGCGTCCATCCAGAGCCGGAGCAGCGGCAGGTCATTGCGCCGGTCACTCGCCTCGAATACCCAGCGGCGTCCTGTTACTGCATCACGAGCCGTGAGTGTGAAAGCATTCGGAAATGTCTCGATGTCATATACAACATTGTGACCTGGTTCTATACCGAACAGGAAATCAGGCACCGGCTTTCATTTCCTCGATGGTTTTGATTGCGTCATGAGTGTCATGTAGCCCAGTCTCTGCCACATAGCGCAGTGCGATTTCATCATAATAGGACACTCCGATTAGAGTGCCACCATAGAATGGAGTATCGACCTCCATTTCAGGTCGCTTCTCTTCTTTGTCATTGTAATGGATGACCAGTGTCAGTATGCTCATATCTTCTTTCCTCCATGTGTTATAGGGTGAGCAGTTAAAAGCATGCTCAGGCTCTTCTCCCGTCCTACCAACTTTACATCACAGCGATGCCCGGTCGTTTCTTTCACGACGTCTCTGCATCTCCTGTTTCCCCTGATGCGGTGAATACTTTGACCGGCTGACGTGCTTCGGTTCAATACCACCTTCATATTCAAGAAGCAGCTGATACTGTTGATGAGGGTCATGAGTCTCATGCGCAAGCAGCTTCTGTTCAGTACCATCCTTCAGCTTCCGAGTGATGTATCCACGACGTGCTCTCGGTCGCCGGGCACTTCTTTCCTTCTTCGGATTTGTTCTTGTTTTCATCATCATACCTCCAGTCCTTCCTTCAGTTTCTTACACTCAGACATGTATCTACTTCATGGCTCACATCGTTAAAGGATTCGCCAAGCGTTAATTCTCTCTCGGCCCATATACATATTTGTAAACTCGGTGTCCGTGACTACGCCTCGTTTCACTGTGCAGCGTGGCAAAGAAATAAACACCATGTTCTCTATACAACTTATTAACCAATCGAATAGCTGACTTCCTGGTGTATTTTGTGAACCATCCGTTTACTAATTTCATACCAGCAATCCACTGCTCATCGGTGTTTCGTATGTTGTCAACAAAGATACACCACATTGTCCTATGTTTTGGTTTCATGTCACTCCCCACTCAGTAAGTAACTTGCATACTGCCATAGCATCTTCTGTGGAACCTACGGCTGCGCCACAACCTTCTCGTGCGGTATGTGCCATGCGGGAACACCATAAATTTGAACTATGGTAGAATACATGCTTCGTTTGATTTGCATCATTCCAATCAGGCACAAAGCCAGACTTAGCATTTACTAATGTGCATGCTAGTATGATTGCGTTGTTAAGTCGGACATATTCCCAAATACGCTCCATGTCTGTACCCTCGGGGAATATATTGAACATGTGGTAACAATCAATATCCGAACTCATTTCTGCCCAACCATGCTCATTAAGACAATGCCCACTCTTTGGCCTCTCGTATTCAACCGCCTCTTTCACTAGCGTATAGCCAGCATTCTTAGCGGCTTTTTCAAACTCTTCCTCTGATACTTTAGCTCCTTGTACATAGCATTTGGAACCAAGATATACTTCACTAATGTTAATCATTTTACTTCCTCCTCTTCACCTTCCTCTTCTCAACATTCCTGGCTACACATACATAGTTAATATACAGCCCATTGATATGGGTAACGATTGCTTCACCTGCTATGGAGCAATCGTGGAAGGACTCAAACTGCACAGTATCGATGTTGGTTGACACTCCTTGTGCGCCAGTTGTGAATACCCAGTAGAATAGTAGGTACTTCATTCTCCCCTTCTCCTCAAATTGTTTACAGTCGCCATGGGTAAGCACACTCCGTAAAATAATTACCGGTCTCTCCCGACTGTCACCCTTCCATGAGACATCACTCAGGTTTCTATTTTCCTTAGGGTGTGATGCCCTTGCACTGCTGGCTTACCCGGGGCCACCGGAGCAGCGCGGAACTTGTTACGCGAACGAAGGCGCAATCATCATACCCTGCGCGATGAGTGCCTCATCCGTCCAGTTTTGCGCAAGGTACTGCTCACGAGTGAACCCTTGCGCCTTGTCGGTCATGAGATACTGCGGTGCCGGGGCCGATGGAGCAGGTGCCGGGGCCGCTGGAGCAGGTGCCGGGGCGGCCACAGGCGCAGCGGCCACAGGCGCAGCGGTCACAGGCGCAGGAGCAACACCACCGACACCAGCAAACATCTGTTCAACCGTCGGCTTGTTGTCGAGGCGACCCATGGGAGGCTCTTCCTCGGTAATCATGACACCGTTCAACCAGCCACCGATACCACCGGTGCCCTTCACATAGCCACTGATGCCGATGTTGACGTGCGCCACCATGCCGGAGAACACACTGCCCGGGTCTACGACCTTCTCGTAGTTGGTGTTGACAACAGCAGGACGGTCATCGGCCTTCGCGGTGCAGGTGATGACATACCACCCGGCAAAGCGAGGGTCATAATAATCCTTGCCCTGATACTTGGCGTCATAGAGACTAAAACATTCGTCAGTTCCCGTGTATCCTCCGGGGAACGTCTCGACTTTGGCAGCCTCAATGGCAGCATTTATCTGGGCGACCTGGGGGTCGTTAGCGGGGATAAGAACAGCACAGCTGAACTTGGCCTCATTGGCACCCTTTGGAATCTTCGGGGTGAATAGCGTTGGAAATGAAATAATACCTTTTATTAACATGTTACTTTCCTCCTACAGGAATGAGATTTGAGCAGGTTGCTCAGTTACACCGGCGAACATTTGTTCGGGGGTTTCTTTCGTTAGGCGAGCAACTTTCTTGAGCGTCAACGCGCCTTCAGTATACGTGACATAATCACGTTCGAGTTTCTTTCTTTGTTCCGCTGTGAGCTTATCACTCTTCAACGCAACAGCTGGCGACACCAGCTTCGGTGGATAGATGTCATCCTTCTTGAACCGACGCGCCTTCAGAAGCTTCACAATATCAGCCTCATCCTTGTTCCATTTGCGCGAGCCTCTGCCGGGCGACATTGCATAGCCGTCCACTGGCACACCTGATTCAATGCGAGCCTGAATCTCGGCGTCAACTCGGTCAAAGATAGCGTTCGCTGCTGCGCGAGCGTCAGCAATATCAGCCAGCTTCCCGTTGTCAATCGCCTTAATGTCAGTCAGCGCCGACGTCAGTGATTCAAACAGAGTCGTGCCTTCTGTTGTTGCTACTTCATCAGTCATTTTACTTATCCTCCTCATTGACTGGTCTGCCTGCGCAGAACAGTTCGGTTTGTGTTTGCACCATTGGCAGTGTTTGCCAGACACCAGCAGTGCTTTCGGGTCATCAGTGGCCTTCGCCGCTACACCCAGCTTCTTGATTTCCTCCATCACCACATCCTTGGTATAACTGTGAGACCTGATTGGACGTGATGTCTTGGGTTGAACGATGGTCACTTGACACATCATTGCTTTACCGGACACCACCTCATATACCTTGCCTCCGAGATACCCGATGAGTTGTGGATTGTCTTTCTCCTCAACCCAGCCACGGCCATCCTTGTAATCAATCACCTCGAGGAACTCACACTTCTTTTTGTTATTGGTCACAGTGATAGTAGTGTCTGCCGTACCATACCAGTCAGACCGACCGACAATGTTCCCCGGGTTGGATTGAGACTCGGACTCAACGGTGACAAGACATCCCGGGAACTGTTTCTGCAACAGCTTTACTCGTGAACCCACGTAGTTAAGATGCATTTGTGCCCTTTCAGCCCGGTCACGATTGACAATCCAACCCAGCGGCTGGTCTTCATGACCTACACCAATGATTTGGTCAACGAATGACGCAGCATTCACGCCGTTCTTCAGGCATAACTCGACAAGCAGATGAGTGCCGGTGCCGTCGATGGCCGCCGCCCCGGATACGTCAGGGTATGGTGCTTCTTCCATGACAGACCCTGGGCAGTGAGGCCAACGGTGGTTAGAAGGACTCAGACGAGCGTGAGCTGTTCTCATTTCTTCACCTTTTTCACTGCTGCAATTACATCAGCATAGTGTGACGGGTCGAGTTCATTGATTGAGCTGACACCGAACTTCTTCAGCGCCTTGTCAATCGGTTCACGACGACCCAGACGATTGAACTCTTCAACCAGTGCCTCGTTCAACTCGACAGGAGTCATGCCTTCTGTTTCAACGACTGGCAACTCAGTGCTCGGAGTTGCGCTACTCTCAGGCGCAGCTGGAGCAACGGGTGTCGGAGCTGGTGGGGCAGGCATCTTCGGAGTATTCGCAGCAGGTGCAGGAGCCGGAGCTTCCACAGGTGCAGTGACATCTGGAGCGATACCATTCTCAGTTTCATTTTGATTGACCAGTTTTTCGAGTGCATTTGCAATCCTCTCAATGTTTTTTTCAATGCTCATAAATCTCCTCCAGTTTTGAATCCACCTCAGCCTTCTTCGTAATCTTCACTCGACCCTCTATAACAGCGTCGACCATCTCACGAAGCAGGTCGCTGTGGTTTATTCCAAGGTATTCACACTTCTTCACGAAGCCTATTTTTGAAGCCTTGGGTAATCTGATAGTGATAACATCATTAAGTGCCATGTCTCCTCCTTTATTTTGTGTTTACGAACACTACTCCTTTGTTATACGCTCGTCAACCCCCTTTTTTGATTTAGTCTCACCGCTGCTTTTTGATTCTCGTATTCTTTGAGCAGTTCAGCCGGTGTCATCATCCTGTATTTGTACATGTCTCTGATTATCCATATCCTTGTGCGGCTTCGGCCAGCCTTCTTTTTCACAAAGTGGTCTACACTACTCATCACCTTGCCGACCCTGGTACAGGTGAACCAGTCCGGGGCAGCGTTCATCAGACTTGCGTCGAACTGTCCGACCGATTGAATGGTCTCAGCTACATCAGATGCAGTCACGAGGTCTGCCCGGAGCGCACCAATCTTCCTGTTTGCAAAGTTCTCAATGGTCACTTGGGCCGGTGACTTTGACTCTTCCCTAATTTCACGCAGGAACTCTGTCATTGGTGGAGGTGCGCCGGGGTTGAACTTGGATACATCCAGCTTCATTAGGAAGTCAATGCAGTATGCGTAACCCCCGTTCTCCATCCATGCCCAACTCTGCTCCCAGTATTTTGCCCAGTCCGGGTACATCTCCTCATGTTCATCACGGACAATCAGGTCAGTCCATACCGCATAGAACCTACGGCTCGTGCTGTTTATCTGCACCGGTAACGTGGAGTTCGTAGACATTGTACAGTTCACAATGTTCCTGACCTGCAGCCGGGCAATACCTTTCGGGTTCGGGCGCAGCTTGTCTGGCGGAGCGGCGGCCAGTGGCTTCAGTCTCGCACTCACCTCCTTTGCCTGCCGGTGGTCACCCAATTCTGTCTCATTGATGTGCAGGTGCTTGGCACTGAGCAGATAGTCATCGAAATCACTCAGTAACTCTATGCCAGAGATGGTCGTCGAGTATTCACCGACGGCTTTTACCAGGGGATACAACAGATAATCTTTACCTACCCCCTCTCTGCCACCGAGTAAGAGTACGTGGTTTATCTTACGCTCCGGGTGCTGGATAGTATAGGCCATCCACTTCAGCATATGCTCTTGATGTTCACCCCAACCCATGGCTTCCCAGTGACGCAGCCAAGGGTTGCAATCTCCCGGGACACCGGCCACCGTGTGAATGGCTGACCATGAGTTGCCGTACTTTACGTTGCGCTCAGTAAATACTCGCGGCGAGCGTGGTACGAAGTCAAGCTTGTCAACCTTCTCGACTTGTCCCATCTCCAACGCTGTCTTCCGCACCTCCGGGTCAAGGTCATTGAACGCATTCTGAAACGCCTCGGGCCTGTAAAAGATGCGAGTGTTACAATCGTAAAACTGATTCAGTTCTTTCACAAACAGGAATGACGACAGGAACACTGCCCTCTTCTTGTCGTCAGCATACCACTGTTTGCGCAAGTCTTTGAGCACTTCCTTGAGGAAGGTCTTCGTCCACCGCATGGCATCGGCCACCTCAGTCTGGCGCAGGTCACGCTCCATGACCGGCATGCTCTCAATGGCATGTAGCAGCTTCTCGGCAATGTCTCGCGCTTGGGGGGAAGAAGGAACCTCCCTCCGTAACATGTCGAAGTATTCGTCAATGCCGTTGGAGGAAAGAGGAGGGGAGACGGCATCGGTACCCTCGACACTGGGAGGGAGGTCTGTCGGCAGTGTACTCGCACTATCAACAGATGCAAACATTCTTTTCATTTGCCATGCCTTGAACTCGTTGCCGAATCCCGGTTTGTATTGTTCGATGTAACGCAGCAGGTCTCCACCGTTGCGGTCGTGGCAGCTTCCATGATGACACTTAAAGCCAATGGAGCCGTCGTCATTGGTGAAGATTGCAGCTCCCGAATCATCTTGTCCTGTGTGTCCTTCTACCCATGGGCAGGTGATGTCGAAGCGTCCGTCAGAGCGAACCTCTTTCACATTTATGAGGTTTTCGAGCTGTAGGATAGGATGGTCTGGGATGTCAGCGGCACCGTCGATACGCCCTTCCCGGCGAACAGCGTCAAGGTTCACAGACAGCGGTGCCGCCAGCTCCTCCATAGATGACCGGCGCTCAGGTTCCCATAGCAACATGCGACACTTGAACGGCTCCCCGTCGACCAGCTTGGTTATCTTATGATTGTATCCTTCAGGCAGCCTCACGTATCGTGTGACACCCTTCATGCCTGAGTCTTTGCCATCCGGTGACAGGCCATTGGCAATCAGTCCGTCAAGCAGGTTCTCCACTCGGTGCCGCTCGGTGCACGGTTCATTCAGTATGTATCCCCATTGCTCTGACCCAGGTGATGTCTCCAGAATCCACGCAGGCTCCGGCAACTTCTGTGCCTCGACCAACGACAGCTTCTCCTTCACGTCGTCAAGCACAATCACCCGGGTTCGCAGGAAATTGACTTTACGACGACGAGCTATCCCTTTCTCATCCGGGGAGAATATCGAGATGGTAAAGTATTGATTCGACCCTTCAGTCAGTGTGTATCGACTTGCCCAGTCACCCTTCCACGCGATGAGATGTTTGTCCGAGGGGATGTTGCTCGGGTCATACATAAAATCGGTGATGTGAGCGAACGGTGCATCTTCAGCAAACAGTGCTTGAAGGAACTCTTGGTTCGTTGGCATGTTCAATCCTCGCTCGTCAGTCGACTAGCGTAGCGTTGGTTATGCTGAAAGGCAACACTCATTTCTTTTAGACGTTTTGCCTCAGCAAACATTCGCATCACCCGCTGTTCTCTGGTGATGTCGTATGGAGACTCCTTCAACCATCTCTTCTGCGCCCTCTGTGCTCTCTTGTAATGGTTCTTGGCTATCTTTGGCAGGAGTTGTCCCATGACAGTACGATGAAACTCCTCCGCATGTGGAACTCCTGCTCTCTCACAAACGATAGCCCAGTTAGCGTCCGCTACAGCGACACAGGCGTCGCACACATTGGCCTTCTCATACCAGATGTCTTCGAGAGTGTTGGTTATCACGGCTGACCACAGGTGTTTGCATGGCTCATACATCACGACTGTCTACCTTGTTGAAGATGGCTATAATCTCTCGAGTAAGCTGAGCCTTCTCATGTTTCCCGGCTGCTACATAATGAGCCAGCCTCTCCTCTGCGTCATGACGATGTTTCAATCGAACCTCAGGTCGAGCGAAAAAGTAATGGCTGAATACTGTGTGCCGTTGTCCGGCATTCATTGGTGAATGGTCTCTCTGTATCTGATTGTATCTTCCCTTGCTTCTATGTTCAAGAGGGTCTTGGTCATCTTTTTACCGATGTTATATGCTGCATTAGTGATTGTTGTCCCTCCTAACGTGCCATCGGCAATCCGGCCCCGGTCTTCCTCGCTCGCTCCGGCGCATAATCCTGTCAAAGCAGCAGCCACCATCTTTCGTCTCAAGTCACGCTTTTCCATTTTGCATTATCCTCCTTCCTTCTTTGACACACTGGCTACATATTGTTCTGTATGGTGGCAAGTCTGACGTGATATAAACAACCTTACCCTCGTCCTCCGGGGTTCTCTTCCGCCCACAGAAACTGCAGGTCTTGTGAACAAAACTCTTCGGCAAGGTACGAATCAATCGCATCTTTGTCTTCTTCATCGGTGCCACCTGTACCACCTGGGTGACAGCAACAGATACAGTGCCACCGGTATCAAGATATAAATCCACATCCACAGGTTACTCATGCTCGTTTTTCCACAGCGTGTAAGTCGCCTTTCCTATAGATGACAGAAGATAGTCGTTAAAGTCTGACTTCTCGGGAGGCTGCATTGACATCAGTTCAGCTGCCTCTTCTTCAGTCACCACTCCTCTGTCACACAATAGTTGAATGAGTCTTTCAATCAAGGGAGCTGTTATCTGTTCAATAGGGTGTTGCTCAGGTTCCCTGTTGCCTTTATGAGAAGTTGCAACGACCACTTCCTTACGTGTTGCATGGCGATAATTCCGCATGTTACTCGAACTAGTCTTCACTCCGACATTGTGTCCTGTGAGCTTGATTAAACTGAAATGATGAATGGAACCTAACGCCGGGTAGCTCACTAACCCTGTGACTCGGAACACATCGCCCATGGTACAGTTGCCACATGACGCCGCTGTACGTACTACATAATCGCCTTTCCTAAACTTGGCCATATTGGTCTCCTCTTTCCTCAAGTTGAAAAAGATGAGGCAGCATCACTTTCACTGCCTCACCCGGGTGCTTCTTTAAGCAGCGCGTTTGGTTAACGCTTCGACTTCATCAGGGCTCTGCTCCGCCCAGTGGTCGCCTTCCGTGCAGAAACGCAGCAGGCCCACCTTGGTGCTACGATAAGCACCTTCGGTTCTCTTGTTGCACTTTGTACAGAAACGCCGTCCATCTGCAGATGATTGCATCATAATAAATCTCCTTTTACTTGGTTTTGTGTTACTCTACTCAGCCTTCAGGGCCACCCCCTTTCCCTCCTCCGAGCGGCACATGCTACGCTCTTCTACAGGTGCGTCAAGTGTCTTGAACTTCTTGCGACAATCGGGGCACCGGCCTTGCTCGTCAATGCCACCGGCGTCCGTCGACCAGTAGCGGCCACAGAACTCACACTCACCGGCCTTCATTCATTCAGCCCCTTGATAAGCTCCTCACCCATGTCCAGCCTGCCCATCACGTAGGCTCTGTCGAACAGGGCGCGAAGCTCAAGCGGAGTGACCGTAGCCTCGCCGTCACGCATAATGATGTAACCTTTGTCAATGGTGTTGGTTACTGCTTCATAGAATTTATAGTCTATACTTTTTCGTCCCATCTCTTCTCTCCTCGAGCTGTCTCATCAGTGCCGGTAGCTCATCTCCAACAGACCTGGTCTCCCGGGTTTCGACAGTTACACCAGCCCGCTTCTGAGTGATACGTTCTTCAATCTCGCTCCTCTGAAGTTAGCTCCGACCAAGGTGACATGGTTCAGGTCAACTCCGGTCATATTGGCATCTTGCAGGTTAGCACACTTCAGGCTCGCTCCGGTAAGCTCCGAGTTACTCAGGTCAGCGGCACGCAGGTTCGCACCGTGCAGGCTCGCCCCGGCCAAGTCGGCTCGGTGCAGGCTCGCCCCTGTTAGGCACGCATACTGCAGATTTGCACCTATCAGGTCTGCTCCCATCAGGTCAGTCTCTTCCATGTTTGTACTGACCAATGTGGCATAGTGCATTCTTGCATACTGCAGGTTCACCCGACGCAGGTCGGCACAGCGCAGGTCGGCATAGCGCAGGTTGGCACGTTGGCCTCCCCTTTCATGGTGTAGCCACAGTCTGTGCTGCTCCAGTATATCATCCAGCTTTTTTTGATTCATTTTCTTCCTCCTTTCCATTCTGGTGGGTCACATGGCTCTGCGTGCTTCCATACTGCTCCATTTGAATCTTCGTATGGGAATGTTATTCCATCACTGTAATTTATAATGTATCTTTCACAATTTTTATCCATCCTTGGTTCAAGCACGCTACCCCAAACCTTTGCCCAATGGGATTCCGTTGGTATCCACTTCCGCTCTGGTGGTGTGCCATAGTCGAACTGTGTCCCATCACGGAAGGTGAGGGTTGGGTCGTAACTCTTTTGGAGTCTACCATCAAGTGTGAATGTTTTACATCTGCCATCTCTAAACATAACGCCAACAGGACAGTAATTGGTTTGTACTACACTCATTACAATACCCTCCCCGAACTTAGGATGCTTTACCTCATCCCCTTTACAGAATATCTGTTTCATTTTCATCTCCTTATTATGTAATGTACAAAATGCCCAGTGACCAGAGAATGACTCCGGTCACCAGTGTTTGCATCTCCTCACTCATCGTCCGCTTCTTCTCCAAACAGTTCTCTCAGCTCCTGAGTCTCGGTGAAGCTGAGGCACTCCTCGTCAGTCAAGTTTGACAGACTACTCTGTCCTGAAGCTTCGTCCAGTGCCTGTTCAATATCGAAATGTGTCATCTCTTCTCTCCTCGAGCTGTCTCATCAGTGCAGGTAGCTCATCTCCTGCAGACCCGGCCAGCTGGACAGCTGAAGGCTGTACGGCTGCTGGCCGGGTTTCGACTATCGGGGTATCAGTTCTCGACTGACCACTTCATCCTCCACTATGTGACAGTGTATCTCGTATTCTTTGTTGTACTCTCCACCCATGTCGATGAGCTGATACACGTGAGCCGGTTTCAGGCCAAACTTGTTGACCACCTCCTCAACGGTTTGAGTATTCCTCTGCCATCTTTTGTACAGGTCGATGAGTTCGATTTTGCTAATGTTCATAGTAAATCTCCTTGTCCTATCAGATACGCAATTCCAAGTACTGCCCAGAATGCGGTACACCACATAAATACAATCAAGTCTTTCTGCCACCAGTTCATCTCTTCTCTCCTCGAGCTGTCTCATCAGTGTCGGTAGCTCATCTCCAACAGACCCGGTCTCCCGGGTTTCGACAGTTACACCGGCAGCAGCTCATCCAGGTAGTCCGGCTCAAGTCCGAACATATCCTTTACCACTTCCTCAGCATTCATCCAGTCGCCGTTGTCGAAGTAGCATCTCACAGCCTCCTTCGCATCGAATATCAGGTCATCCGCCTCTTCGGCTGAGATGCCATCGCGCTTCATTATCACTTCTTTGATTGTGCTCGTCATCCCACCCCCAGTGCTTCTTTGTTGATTCAAACGAGGAGAATGCCGTCCGTGCAAAAAGTACCTTCTCCATCGTCTCGAGATTGTAGCCGATGATAGACGTCACCAGCTCCAGCTCCTCCTGTGTGGCGAACTGATTGTCCACCAGATAATCCCATGCTGTTTCTACACCTGTCTTTTTCATCATTTCACCTCCTGAAAGAATGCTTCACCGTTGCTTGCCCGGCCAACCATCTGCAGCTCGGGGCCGAAGGCTCCTGCTACACACTTCCGGAACCCGGCCTCTACTCTCCGGCACCACTGTTCGCTCAGTCCCTCCGTGCGGTCACTGTAGTTATAGTCATCGTCCCGGGGCACCAAGCACACGGCCACCAGTCCGCAGTATTCACTCACGGTGACATAGGCCAAGTCGTTTGCCAAGATGGCGTGGTCTTCACGGCCCAGCCACTTGTCACAATCGTACAGGCTCGGGTACTGCTGCTGCAGGTTGTCGGTCAGGCTCTCCACCGCCCAGTCCCAGTTCTCTCGGGCGATGAATTCGTCGACAGTGCTGTCAATCTCAACGGTCGTGAACACTGTTACTGTTGCCCCGCTTGGGGTTGATACGCTTCGTCCCATTGTCTCTCTCCTCGAGCTGTCTCATCAGTGCCGGTAGCTCATCTCCGACAGACGGCCCGGAGGCCGTTTCGACAGTTACTTCTTCTGTTTCTCAATCACCCTTGTCGCGTCTCTCCTCATCGCTGCTGCAAGGTGCTTGTTGAACGCCGCATTGGTCATGGTGCTCCAGTTCGTGTTCAGGCCAATGTGCTGCTGGATGTCCTTGAGGGTGAGTGGAATATCCACACTTTCTCCATTCTCATGTTTCTGCAGGAACGAACATACTCCATGCTCCCACATATGCACCCTGATGTACACTTCCTCGTAGTTGCGCTCGGTGATTATGTTGAACCCGAGACTGTTACCCGCCCATATCAGCGCCTCAGTAACCGGGTTCAATCTATCTTCACTCCAGCACAGGTTTTTGTAATCCTTCACGTTTTCAACGCTCCAGTTTAATGCCATTGTCTCTCTCCTCGAGCTGTCTCATCAGTGCCGGTAGCTCATCTCCGACAGACGACCCGGAGGCCGTTTCGACAGTTACTTCTTCTGTTTCTCCTATAAGATGACTGCAGCGCCAACGGCACCACAGACTATCGGTAGCAACATGCCACCGGTCATAATTGAAATAACTACTGCTACGGTAAGTCCCAGTATAACTGCGCGTGCTTGTTTCATGTTGAGCCTCCTTGGTTTGGTCGGCGTCTCTGCTGCCGATGCCGCAATTATAGCGCCGAGAAAAAACAATTGTCAAGCACTTGTTTCACAGGTGTGTCGTTTTGTCACACAAGTGTTATACAGTTTCAATGGTGCGTGGAGCTAGTGTCCGCATTATTGTTCAACGATTCCAGTAACTTAGGTAATGTACATCTCAGGAGCTGTGGTTAAAGTGTCCGCGTAGTATCCGCAGTAAATGTCAATAATATCAATACGTTAGAAGATTACAGTTGTTCATGTGTCCCTGTTGCGGACACTATATAAAAGTCAATAATAACAAGGTGTTGGTGTATGTTTACGGTAAGTTTACCGGACACTATACGTTATTCTGTGAAAATCGAAAAGTGTATATGTGTGTCGCTGGAGTTCTCAGTTTTCAGTTTTCTAGTTAGAGTGTCCGCATGATGCTCTGAGAATGTCGTAAGTTGCTGATATACAAGGGAAAATAGGTGCGGACACTAGGGCCAAATAAAGTGTCCGCGAGAGTGTCCGCGTTTTCAGAATCTGTTTAATATCAAGCACTTACAGCACTGATGTCGTATACATTTGTAAAACAAAACTGTCGAGGATTTCATGGATTGCAAGATTAGCATGCTGCAGAGTCAATGATAGCCCCATTTGCAGAATCCTCGACATATGGAGGAATCCGGATATGTCAGACAAACCGTTACGATTGTATCACCAAAATCCGTGACATTCACTCGATTATCAACAGTCTAATTTCATCAATGTCGAAATAATAGTGACACTGTGAGTAAGGTTACTCCTGAAATAGTGACACTGGGGGTAGGGTTATTAGCTCTGTTACACACACTGGGAGTAGGGGTATTAGAGCAGGATTTCAGAGAATCTGTTTAATATCAGGCACTTAGAGCATTCTGTATGATTACAAATGTATACATGACCATTGTGCAACAGATTGCAATGATTCATTGACTATCGTGCACCGTGCCAGACAATAGTCAGCAACTATGCGTCACAGGAGCCGAGAGATATGGGAAAATTGACCGTGAGAATGGGGCCGCTGGCCGGTCTGCATCGGAGCCACGCGCTGCTCATCATTGAGTGGCTCAAGGACTTCAGCCTGCAGCGTGCAGCAGAGGCCGCCGGTATGACGTTTGAGAATGCAACCAAGGTCATGAAAAGGGAAGACGTGCGTGCCATCGTAGACGGACAGCTCGAGGAGCTGATGCACAATTCACAGATTGATGCGCAGTGGCTGCTGTTCGAGCTGGTGGACAATCACCGGCTGGCCAGGCAGCAGGGCAACATTGCAGCGTCCAACGCAGCACTCCGCATCATAGCTCAGCACGTCACGGTGAAGGCACTCGCACCGATAGCCGTCGACCATACGTCATCCGATGGCAGCATGACACCGGCCCCGGCCATGACACCTGATGAGCTGCGTGGCATTGCCGATGAGCTGGAGGCTGCCTGCTGATATGTTCATGAGGGGTGGAGAAGCTGTTGATAAGTCTGTGAGTAACTCTGGTACAAGCTGTGCAGAGGCTGTGGATAAGCCTGTGGATAAGCTGGGGAGAACCTGTGAAAAAGCTGTGGAGATTGACTTCATAAAGGCGACCCGGGGGAAGGGGGAGGGGGCCATGCATAAAAACATGTCCTTCCTGCTCCCAGAATCCGCACCAGATTTTTTACAATGCCCCACAGAAAAAAGTGACTCTTTTTTACAATGCCCCACAGAAAAAAGTGACACAGAAAATGTTGATTTTACAGAACCACGTGAATCACGTTTTTCTGAGCAGTATGAGAAAACTGATTCAGAAAAACACATTTCAATTTCTGAAGTTGATTCAGAAAAACGCGATGCAATTTTGAAAGTGAAACTGCTGACAGATTTTTTATTTTTTACACGCTGGATGTTCAAACATGTCCTCGGTAAGCAGTTCATTGTAGCCCGGCACCATAAAATTATTGCCAAGGCGTTGACGAAGGTGGCGAGCGGTGAAATAACACGCCTGATTATCAACGTGCCTCCTCGATACGGTAAGACAGCTCTGGCCGTTCACATGTTCAATGCGTGGATACTTGCCAACAACTCGGCATCCAGAAGCATCCATCTGAGCTACTCTGACGACCTGGCCCTGGACAACTCATCGGCTATCCGTGACATCGTCAAGCATGACGAGTTCCAGCGTATGTTCCCCGTTAAGCTGCGCACAGACAATGACTCGAAGAAGAAGTGGTACACTGATACAGACGGCGGGCTGTACAGTGTTGCGTCCGGCGGGGCCATCACCGGGTTCGGCGCGGGTGCCATGGAGCGTACCATATCCGGTACAGGCTCGCCTGCTGACGGGTTCGGTGGGTTCATCAGTATAGATGACCCGTTGAAGCCGGACGATAGCTACAGCGATGCGGCACGGACGGCGGTGAACCGGCGCTACAACGGCACCATCGCGTCGCGTGTCAACTCTGAAGAGACACCTGTCGTAGTCATCATGCAGAGGCTGAACGAGGACGACCTCAGTGGGTTCCTGCTGGACGGAGGCTCCGGGGAGGAGTGGGTGCACATCTGCCTACCGGCCATCAACGAAGACCCGGAGGTCGGGCCTGTGGGTGAGCCGCTGTGGCCGGAGAAGCATAGCCTCGAGCGACTGAGGCAGATGGAGCAGGCTGACCCGTACACCTTCGCGGGACAGTACCAGCAGCGCCCGGCACCCATCGGCGGCGGACAGTTTAAGGATGAGTGGTGGCAGTTCTACCGCAAGCCGCCGCAGATACTGTATCGGCAGATTTACGGGGACACCGCGATGAAGATAAAAGAGGTGAACGACTTCAGTGTGCTCCAGTGCTGGGGTCGCACTGATAAGGGTATCGTGCTGCTCGACCAGCTGCGTGGCAAGTGGGAGGGGCCGGAGCTGTTGAAGCAGACGGTGGCCTTCTGGAACAAGCACTCGCATGTGAAGGGGATGGGCACACTGAGGAAGATTTGCATTGAGGATAAGGCGTCCGGCACCGGGCTGATACAGAGCCTGCAGCGCAGGAAGGACGACGATGGTAACATGCTGCCGAGCATCCCTGTTAAACCAATACAACGTGGCATTGACAAGATAGTACGAGCCAATGATGTGTCTCCATGGGTGGAGGCCGGACACGTGTCATTGCCTCAGGATGCACCATGGCTGAGCGACTATCTGGCTGAGTTCGGCATGTTTCCGAAGGGCAAGCATGATGACCAGATTGACCCGACAATGGACGCAATTAAGGATATGCTACAGGAGGCAGACATGAGTTTCATTCCATCAGCAGAGGTGTGCAAGTCAATCAGAGCAGGTAGTGGCCACTATATGGGCGATGACCCCCTCATCGGAGGACTGTATATCGCCAAGAACGCCAATGAAAAGAGTTTCATTCAGTTCCGGCGCGGCAAGGATGCGTGTAGCGAGACGAGTTACACTATCAACTGGGAGAAGAGTAGTGACCCGGTGAGGCTGAGGGAGCTGGTGGTTAAGACCATCGAGAAGCATAAGCCCGACATGATGTTCATCGGAGAGGCCGGTGCAGGGCTGCTGTGTGACGACTTGCTGGCTCTCGGTCATAACATTACACGGGTCATCATGTCCGGGGAGTAGAAGAATAAGATGCAGTTCAAAACCAAGGAAGCAGAGATGTATTGGGCAATGCGTCTGTGGGTAATAGACTCCGGGTCACTGCCGCTGTGTCATCAGATGGAGCAGCAGATGACAGCGATTGAGTTCAGTTACGACAAGATGGACAGATTAAACATTGACTTCTCTCCTGAGTGGTGCTCGGCTCTCGCACTGACATTTGCCTATTTTGTACCGAAGAGAGAAGACCCGAGAAGCGAGCTGGATAGGCTGCCGGGTACTCGAGAAAAGGGACATGTTGGCGATTACAATCCACTTGATTTTGTATAAGGAGACTTATTATGTGTTTTTTTGGCGGAGGTTCCCCAGCACCAGCACCAACACCGGCAGCACCCCCGAAGCTGCCTGAAGCACCTGTAACACCGACGGACAACAGCGGTAAAGCAGGTCAGGCTGATTCCATTCGCAGGCGGGCCGCGGCGGGCAAGTCCCGGGCGACCAGTAACATTTTATCCAGTCCGCTGGGAATCAGTGATGCACAACAGAGTCAGACATCGTTAGGTACCAAGACGCTTTTGGGAGCTTAATGTGGGAAGAGAACTGACAGAGATTGCCAAATACAACAAGCGACTGGCATCGCTTAGGTCTGAAAGGTCATCTTTCATCCCGGTGTATCAGGAGCTTTCTGATTACGTATTGTCACACCGGGGTCGGTTTCTCACTACTGACCGGAACAAAGGTTACAAGCGTAACACTAAGCAGATAAACAACACTGCCCGGCTGGCCAGTCGCACATTGGCTGCAGGTATGATGTCAGGCATTACCTCACCGGCTCGACCATGGTTCAGACTGGGTACGCCAGACCCTGACTTGATGGAGTTTGAGTCAGTGAAGCAGTGGCTGCACAGAACACAGATGGTCATGTATCGCGTGTTCGCTCAGTCGAACTTCTACAATTCAGTACATGTCCTGTATAGCGAGCTGGGTACATTTGGCACCGGGGTGATGGGAATCTATCCGGACTTTAAGAATGTGATTCGCTGTCGTCCGTATACGGTCGGTAGTTACATGCTGGGCACAAACGGCATGGGCATCGTTGATACGTTCTATCATGAGCACGAGTTGACCGTGGGGCAGATTGTCAAAGAGTTCGGCATAGACAACGTCAGTGAACATATAAAGCAACAGTGGAACACTGGCAATACTGAAGCATGGTTGCCTCTTGTTCACTTGATTGAGCCGAATGACAACCGGGACAGAATGAGTCCGCTGGCACGGGACAAGGCGTATCGGTCAGTGTATTATGAGAGAGGGAAGAACAGGGCTGCTGAAAATGCATTCCTGCGCCGGTCAGGGTTCGATGACTTCTCTATCATCGCGGCACGCTGGGACTTGGGTGGCGATGACATCTATGCCACTGATTGCCCGGGCATGACTGCGTTGGGTGACATTAAGGCACTGCAGCTTGGCGAGCGCCGCAAGTTTCAGGCACTGGATAAGGTAGTCGACCCACCGATGCAGGGGCCAGCTGCTATGAGGAACAAGGTCAACAAATCATTGAGGAACGGTGAGTATATCACTACCGATGGTTCCGGCTCGGTAAGCTCGATTTATGGTAACTTCCGACCAGACCTCGCCGCCATGGTGAGCATTAACAACGAGACAGAGAGTCGCATCAACGAGGCATTCTATAAAGACCTGTTCCTGATGCTGGCCAACACTGACCGGCGTGAGATTACAGCACGTGAGGTGGCGGAGAAGCATGAGGAGAAGTTGTTGATGCTTGGCCCGGTGCTCGAGAGGTTCCACAGTGAAGGACTTGACCCTATCATCGACATCACTTTCAACAAACTGCAGAGAGCCGGTGTGTTACCGCACCCGCCGCCAGAGATGAATAATGTACGTCTACAGGTGAACTATGTGTCCGTGTTGGCTCAGGCCCAACGGCTGGTGGCGCTTAGTAGTCTGGACAGGATTGGTGGATATATCGGTAACCTGGCACAACTTTGGCCTGAGGCTCGTAACAAGTTCAACGTGGAACAGTCGATTGATGAGTATGGTGATTCACTCGGCATTGACCCCAAGATTATCAGGAGCGATGACGAAGCTGCAGCACTCACAGAGAAAGACCAGCAAGCACAACAGGTGGCACAGCAAGCTGAGGCAAGTGCCAGAGCTGCTGATATTGCCCATAAGCTGGGTAACGCTTCAACTGCTGATGACACTGCACTCGGAGATACCATGAAGAAAGCAGGAATGAAGTGAGTAAACAGGAAGACCCCAGAAGTATTGAACTCGCGGACTTGAATTATGTGATGAGTAGTCAGGCAGGGCGTAATGTGTTGTATCGCTTTTTAAGATACAGTGGATTAGATGTTGACAACTTTAACAAGGACACACATATTCACGCGAAGAATGCAGGTCGACGAGAAGTTGGCCTGTTCATGCGGGATGAGTTGAAATACGCATGTTACAACAAATACATGTTGATGATGAAGGAGAATGAGGATGGCTGATGAACAGACGGTGGAAGGTGGGACGTCTACAGAGGGGCAGGAAACTGAAGGTGGAACATCTGTAGAGGATAAAGAAAACCAAGGTGCAGCTGGCACTGAGGGCAACGGTACAGACGAGGGTACCGAACAGAATACGGACAAGTCTGGAAAAGACGAGTCCAATGAAGATTCGTCCAAAGAGGGCGATGAGGCTGGCAAGTCGGCAAACGATGTGCCGGAGAACTACGACGACTTTACGATGCCTGAAGGCATTGAGGTTGATGAGACTGCTCTTAAAGAAGCTGCTCCTGTTTTTAAGGAGCTGGGATTGAATCAGGAGCAGGCTCAGAAACTCGTTGACCTTCAAGCTAAGATGGCCGTCGAAGGTCAGAAAGCACAAGTTGAAGCCTTCAATGCTCAGCTTGATGATTGGGATACTCAGTCGCTTAACGATAAAGAGTTCGGTGGTGATAAGTTCGATGAGAACATTAAAACTGCTTCGCTTGCTGTCGAGAAGTTCGGTACTCCCGAGTTAAAGACTATGTTGGAAACACATGGCCTTTATGCACACCCGGAAGTGGTTCGTTTCTTTTACCGGGTTGGCAACACCCTGAAAGAGGATAACCCCGGCAGCGGTGGAAATCCTGTGAAGGGAAAAACTGACAGAGTGACCCAGCTGTACGGGCCTCAAAATAAAGAATAAAGGAGATTTACCATGACTACTATTGGAGCAACATTCGTTGATTTAATCGACGTATATAAGCAGCAAGATGGTTCCGGCAATTTCGTGCCGGTCATCGAAATGCTGTCTGAACTTAACCCTATTCTCGACGACGCATTGGCTGTCGAGTGTAACAAGGGAACAACTCATCTGCACACTGTGCGTACCGGCCTTCCGGCTGTTACGTGGGGCCGCCTGTATCAGGGCATCCCTCAGAGCAAGTCTGGCAAGCAACAGGTGGAAGACACCACGGGCTTCGTGGAAGGTTTGTCCAGTGTTGACAAACGTATCCTCGAGCTGAGCACCAACGAAGGTGCTGTCCGATTGTCCGAGGCCAAGAGCTACATTGAAGCGATGAACAACGAAGTCGCGTCCCGTATCTTCTATGGTAACACGGCTTCTGACCCTGAGCAGTTCATGGGTCTGGCTCCTCGCTACAATTCGCTGACCGCGCCGAATGGCAATCAGATTATTGATGCTGGTGGTACTGGCAGCGATAACACGTCCATCTGGTTCGTGACGTGGGGTGATGAGCAGACTGGCCTGTTGTATCCGAAAGGCACGCATGCTGGTGTAACCCGGGAAGACAAGGGTGAACAGCGTGTACTGGATGCTTCCAATAACCCGTACTATGTGAAGGAAGAAATGTTCACATGGCACATTGGTTTGTATGTCAAAGACTGGCGCTACAATGCTCGTATTGCCAACGTCGATGTCAGCAACATGCAGGCAGGTACCGTGAAACTGTATGACTTCATGCGCAAAGCGTACTACAAGCTGCAGAGTCGTCGTGTACCAGGTGGCCGTCAGGCTATCTACTGTAACCGCGACGTACTTGAGGCACTGGATGCGCTGGCTTTCAACGCCGGTGCAACTGATAACTTCACCCGTCTCCGCGTGAAGGAGATTGAAGGTGAAGAAGTGCTGACGTATCGTGGCATTCCGATTCGTGAATCGGACGCCGTGCTGAATACTGAGGCGCGTGTAGTATAATTGACCAACGGATGGGGAGGGCAACCTCCCCTCCATAAATAAATTGTCCAAAGGAGGACGCTATGATTTTTTCTGCTAATCAAATCTTTTCTGACGCACAGGCAATTACTGCCACCACGTTATCCACCAATGTCATTGACCTTGGTGCGGCTGGCACACCTTACGGTGGCAAGGCTGCGCTGAATGCCGACGTTGGCAAAGGCAATGATATTCCTTTGCTGGCTCAGGTGGTCGCTGACTTTAACAACCTGACCAGCTTGACCGTTGCGGTCGAGACTGGCACAACTGCATCTCTGGGCACTGTGTTGGCTCAGGAGACTATTCCCGTAGCTGACCTTGTTGCTGGTAAACAGTTCAGTGTTGATGACCTGCCTCAGGGTGTCAAACGCTATCTGGGCTTCCGTTATACGGTAACCGGTACTGCGCCGACTACTGGTGCTATCACCGCAGGTATCACCATGGGCAACCAGACCAACGTCACTGGTGCGTAAGTAGGTAACGGGGCAGTTTCGGCTGCCCCATTTCCTTAATTATTACCCGATTTCAAGGAGAAGAACAATGGCAAAATGTGTATATGAAGTTACTGAGAAGACATTCTTCGGAGGTATTCTTTATGAACCAAATGGCAAGCGGCCATATATCGTGACTGAGGAGCCACTGAAGAAGGTGCCTGCTCATCTCAAGCTACTCAGGAAAAAGGCTGAAGTTGACGCTGCGCTGGGTTCTCAATCTGACCCGGAGGCCAGGCCAAGAAACAGACTGAGCATGAGGCTGAGCTGGCAGCTCTTGAAGCTGACTCTCGTGGGCCGGAAGAGCTGTAATGGCTCTCACTCCCATCCCCAAGACTGACGATTCGCCAGCGATAGCCGAGGGAGACGCGCATTATCCCTATGGCACTGAGTTGCATTTTGATGATGACACTCTCGAAGCTCTCGGTATTGACCTGAAAGCCGGTCAAAAGATGGAGATAAAAGCTGAGGGGTTTGTCGAGCGTCGCACAGATGAGGCCGAGGAAGGCGAAGAACCTGAGACACATCTTTGTATTCAGCTCACTGCTATTGATGTACAGGCTAAAGGCCCAGACAGGGTCTCTGCGTTATATGGCGATGGCTGATGGCATCGGAAGTCGAAATATGTAATCTTGCTCTTGGCAACATTAGAGCAGGAAGCATCAACTCTCTGGATGAGTCAGGTCTTCAAGCGGAGACCTGTAAACTACGATACCCGATTGTGCGTGACATGTTGTTGGCTATTGCCGACTGGAACTTTGCTATGCAGTTTGAAGCGTTGGCTGTGCGTAGTGAAACAATCTTTGGTTGGGTATATGTGTACCAAGTGCCCTCTGACTGTTTACATATTTCCAAGCTACAACTCAACTATGCCACTGTCTCAGCAAACGATGTTGCAGGTTCGTCAGCTGTGTCACGCAGGATGGAGTCATATTATCAGCCTGACCTCGACGCGCAGGTGAAATACAAACGGATAGCGTTGTCTGATAATACACAGGTGATTCTGGCCAATGATTCTAATCTTCGCGCATGGTATCGTGCCCGGATGACTGACACTACAAGATTCAGTCCTGAGTTCGTTATGGCCTTGTCATGGCTCCTCGCTGCAGAAATTGCTGTTCCAATCGTAGGCTCTGGCGAAGGTCGAGCGTTAAGGAAAGACGCACTTTCTATTTACAAGAGTGAGCTTGCGGCAGCTGTATCTTCCAATGAGAATGAGGAATACTCTCCCCCTCCTGAAAGTGAACACGTTCTTGTGAGGTCGTAATGGCCGAAGTTATTCAAGCAAGCTTTACGTCAGGCGAACTGGCCCCTGGTCTTCGTTCTCGTGTAGACCTTGCCAAATATGCTACGGGCCTCGCCCTATGTGAGAACTTCATCATCAAAGCGCAGGGTGGTGCTTATAGTCGCCCGGGAACCCGGTTTGTAGATGAGGTGGGTGACAGCACCAAGGTTGCTCGACTCATCCCATTCAAGTTCAATTCGACACAGAATTATGTCCTTGTGTTTGAAGACCTGAAAATGAGGGTAGTCCGTGATGGGGCATATATCCTATCGGGTGGCACACCTTATGAAATCACCACTCCGTACACTGAAGCAGAGCTGAGTTATCTCGTGTTCGCTCAGGATGCTGATGTGATGACCATCACTCACCCGAGTCATGACCCTTATGACCTTGGCCGGGTGACTGAGACGAACTGGACTCTTACACTCACAGGGTTCACCCCTTCTGTTGTTCCTCCGGCTACAGGCCCGGTATTGACAATTGTTGGGACAGGCGCGGGCAGCTATAACAAGAATTATACATATGTGGTCACAGCAGTCGACGCCGATGGGGTAGAATCTGTTGCTTCAGCTTCCAGCACTCTCAACACTCCCTCGTTGTCGACGACTGCGGGCATACACTTGTCATGGCCTGCTGTGATAGGTGCTGACCATTATCGAATATATAAAGACCCGTCGAATGGAACTGGTGTGTATGGGTGGATTGGTAACTCTACTGTTACGACATTTGAAGATTACAACGTGGCCCCGGTTACCAGTGATGCTCCACCACAGGCGAGAACCCCGTTCGCAGGAGCAGATAACAAACCGTCATGTGTCGGATATTATCAGCAGCGGTAGATTTATGGTGGTACAAACAACCAACCTCAGACTATATTCACCACTGAGACAGGAATCTACAACTCGCTCCGAACCTCATTCCCGACCAAGGACACTGACGCAATCACGTTCACGGTAAAAACGAAACAGGTCAACCCCATCAGACATATTGTTGACATGGAGTCATTGATATTATTCACCGCTGGTGATGAACGACGAGTGACTGAATCACAGGACAACGTATTGACTCCGGCTAGTGCAGGCTCCAAGACTCAGTCTACCAACGGCATCTCAGCAACTGTCGCACCTGTCGTGGTGAACAGTACCATTTTGTATGTTCAGGAGAAGGGAGCCAGAGTTCGTAATCTGGACTATGACCTTACTGCCGGTATCAGTGGCAAATATACAGGCTCTGATTTATCCATCATGGCCAAGCACCTGACCGACGGATACACCATTGTCGCTATGGATTATTCCCTTGAACCTGATGGAATCCTGTGGCTTGTTCGCAGTGATGGAGTTCTCCTCGGTCTGACTTACCTGAAGCAACAGAAGGTATGGGGTTGGCATCACCACGTAACCAAAGGCAAAGTGGAATCGCTCACGGTAATAAGTGAAGCTGGGCGTGATGCGGTATATATGGTGGTCAATCGTACAATCAACGGAGCTACCGTTCGATATATCGAGCGACTTGAGCCTCGCATTGTGACCAGCGCAGCTGATGCGTTCTGTGTTGATGCCGGTCTGACATACAACGGTGCCCCGGCGACAACCATCAGTGGACTTGACCATCTCGAGGGCGAGAGCGTCGCGGTGCTTGCTGATGGCAATGAAGTAACAGGATTAACGGTGACAGCTGGAGCAATCACTCTGCCGATAGCTGCATCAATCGTTCACATAGGATTAGCGTATACACCGGTGCTCGAGACTCTTGACCTTGATTCCGGGTCACGATTCAACGCTGTCCGAGGGAAAGAGGTGAGTGTATCTCATGTCACTCTTGAAGTTGAAGACAGTCGTGGTGGCTGGGTCGGGCCGAGACCAGACGCCGATGGTGATGTAGAAATCATGCACGAAATCAAACCTCGATTTGATAGTGATTGGTATGACGCTATTGCATTGCGAACGTTCAAAGAAAACATTGATATTGAGCCAAAATGGTCGAGCGGCGGTGGCATTAGAATTGAGCAACGTAGCCCTTTACCGATGGGTATTATATCCATCACTCCCCGGTTCGATGTCGGTTAAGTTCACCCAGCCGACAGAGGAAGCGATTAACTTCATCGCTGAAAATATGCGAGACGGGGACTTGGTTGAGGTACTGGCATCTGGCATATTTACTGACCCGCTGACAGCGTTGAAATATGCCGTAGATAATTCTGACTACAGTATCTTGGTGACCGATGAACATGACACCCCGTTAGCGTTGTATGGCATAGCAATCCGCCGGGGAGTCACTGGATTAGGTGTGCCATGGCTACTCAGTTCGGCGCATGCATTAGACCACAAGCGTGAGTTTCTATTGAATACGCCGACTGTAATCAAAGGAATGCTGGACTTGTGCCCAAGACTTGTGAATTATGTGCATGTTGAAAACAGAATAAGTATTCGCTGGTTGAAATGGTTGGGGTTCACGATTGAAAAGCCGGTCAAGAATAAGTTGGGCGAAGAGTTCTGTCGCTTCAGCAAGGAGGTGTAATAATGTGTGACCCGACAATGATGACAGTCATCGCCATTGGCGCTTCAGCTCTTGGAACGGTGCAACAGATGAGTGCAGCCAGTGACCAGGCAGATGCTCAGAGAGCCAATGCTGCTCGAGTTGACGCTGCCAACAGATATAATGCTCGAGTTCAGGAAAACAAAGCAACTCAGATTAGAAACAAAGGTGTTCAGGCAGAGAATGCCCAGCGTAACAAGGTGGCCACTCTCATTGCTAAACAACGGGCAACTACGGCTGCTAATAACAACGTCGTTGGTATAGGTTCTGCTGCGAACTTGACGAATGATTCTGCTGCGCTTGGCGAAATTGACGCAATGCAGATTAAGACCAACTATCAAAACGACGCTCGGGCTGTGCTTGACCAATCGAAGTTGGATTCTTACACTGCATCGACTAAGGCAGCCAGCCTACGAGACAACGCCAGTATCACCGAGGCAAAGGGCACTTCTGCTCTATTGTCTGGTGTTGGTCAGCTCGGTGGGCAGGCTGTTGATGCAGGATGGTTCTCTCCTGACAGTGCAGCCGTTCAGCCTACAGCTACCAATAATGCGCCTCGGTGGGTCTGATGCCTGTCGTTAAACAATATGGCCCCTCTCCTCAAGTTGCACAGAAGATTACTGCTACACCGAGGGCAGTAGCTCCTATAACACATTTGGAAGATTCATCTGCCATCGGTAGAAACTTCATCAACTTCGGCCAGTCCATCGACGCGATGGGTAAACAGATGGAACAGACAGCAGCAGAGGACGCGCTGGTCAAGTTCGAGCGTGAGCAGAACAAACTCATGTATGACCCCAACAGCGGGTACATGAACCTGCACGGAAAGGATGCGTATGACGCCGCTTCCGAAACCAACAGACATCTTGAGAAATTGAAGAAGACCACACTTGAAGGAGTAAAAGGTGCGCGAGCACAGCGGGCACTATCGAAGGCGATTGATGCGCATATCATAAACACTCAGCGCAAGGTGTTGGCTCACTCAGCGAAAGGGTTACATGAATGGCAGGCCGGGGTGACAAAGGCAAGGATGAGCATTGCCAATGAGAATGCTGTAAATAATTGGAAAAATCCACTGGAGTTGAGGAAGCATGTGGCTATTCTTGACAGCACCCTCAATGATAATCTTGACGCTCAGGGAATGAGTGACCCTAAAATACGTAAGGCTTCTATCAAAGAGGCTCATGAGTCTGTTGCTGTTGCTGCCGTGAAAACTGCTGCATCTTCAAGTTCTGCTGAGGGGTTGAAGGCACTCAATGACTATGGTGATATGCTCAATGAATCACAGAAGCAGCAGCTCAAGGACAAGATTGAAAGACAGATGAAAGCCGATAAGTCTCGTACTGATTCCACTTATGCAATCTCCAAAGCGGACACGATGATACAAGACTTTGCCGGAGACCCTGATAACATTGACCTTGCCGGAGCTGAAAAAGTAATCAACGCTATTCCTGATGCCAAGACTCGCAATGCAGTGCGTGGACAGTGGTTGCACCGGGTAAACCAGGTAGTCTCAGAGAAGAAAGCGGAGCGGTCTAATACGGCAGATTTATTCGTTAAGACTGTCATGAACGGTGGGTCTGTTGCCTCGTTCATTGCTGACCACAAAGATGAGTGGAACGATTTGAAACAGACACAAAAGGACGCGCTCATGGCAGGAAAGGGGGTTGTAAGCGACCCTTATGTGGTGAACAAATTACAAACGCTCCCTGATGCAGAACTGGCCAAGATTGACATCAACGATGACAGGTTCTTCGGAAAACTGTCACCGGCAGACAGGTCATCGTTCTCCAAAATGATTAAGAATGCACGAGAAGGCAAGGGTCACTTCTTCGCACGAACCAAAGCCAAGGTTATCTCGAACCTGACGACAGAACTCTTCGGGAAAGAGAAGAACTGGGGCAAGAGCAAGCGTGAGCGCGTCGGTGAGTTTATGGTGAACATGCAACGTGAAATTGACAGAGCAACCACTGATGCCGGTCATGAGCTTCCCCCGGATGAACTGAACAAAGTCGTACATGAGGCTGTGCGCCCGTTCTTGACTGATAAAGGTTTCTTTTATGACACCACAGTGGACATAGGTGATGTGAAGCTGCCGGAATTGGCGGCCATGAATAGAGTGCGCCTTCAGATTGGTGACGAGAATGCGCCACTCATTGCTGATGTTCGTAAGGAGATGAATGACAGGGGCATTCCTGTTACGTATGAGCGACTTGCCAAAGCGGTCGGTGATGCACTCAAAGGAGGGAAGTAATGGGGATTGAGAATATCAACTGGGGCGAAGTGTCTCAGATTGGTACCGGTACCGACACCAGTGTCGGCAGCACCAGTGATATGACAGGTCTCGTGCTTGACGAGGCGATGAAGAAGAACCCTGACCAGATGGCAAAGGTCAAGAGTTTGTCCAGTAAATCGGGACTTCCTGAGCCAGTGGTCGAAGCTAACCCTGACCAAGTAGAGCGGGACATTCATATCAATGACATCAACCCGGCCAAGCTGGCTAAAGAAAGCCCCCACACTCACGCGCTGATAAGTGACTATAACTCAGCAACCGTTGCTTATGATGATACAAAGAAACTGAGTTCGCTTGAAAAGCTGCTCACCCCGGCAGCCTCAGCTGCGCAGGGAACTCTTGGTGTTGAAGAATCACTGCTCCGCATCCCAAGTGGAGTTGAATCGTCATTCACATATCTGTCCCAACTTCTCGAGAATAAGACAGGACTGCCAGCAGCAGCTGACCCATTGAGAGGGTTGGAGACTATTGCACGCGGGTATCATCTTGCCCTTGCTCCGCTGACTGACAGATTTCGACAAGCTCAGAAAGTTCTGCCGCAGATAGCCGAACCGTTCAAACGGGTTGGACTGATGAATCAGAAAGGAGAAGATACGCTTAATTCTGCGATGAAGGGTGACTACGGCCCGATGCTCGATATGTTAACCAATCCAGAAGCGTTATCCTCATACGCTGCAAACGCGCTACCGTCGATGATTGTAGCCATGGCTGGTGGTGGGGTGTTTCGCACCACTGCGGCACTTGAGGGTGGTTCTGAACTGTCCTCTCAGGCACAACATGAAGCTGACACAGGGAAGCCTATATCAGCTCAGGATAAGACACTGGCGTTTACTCAGACCGCTCTTGTCAACGGGCTGCTTGAAAGGTATGGCATCAATCTGTTCCGCCGATTCCCTATATTTAAGAAGTTCTTCAAACAGGCAGATGAGAAAGGTATTGACCTGAACAAGGTCACTGATGCTCTTGAATCCAAAGGTGTGAGAGTAAAAGACATCATTGCCGTTGGCCTCGGTGAAGGATTGACTGAGGTTGCTCAACAGTTTAATCAGAACTTGGCAGAGAAGACGACATACGACCCGAAACAGTCTCTCACCAGCGGAATGCTTCAATCGTTCATTGGCGGGCATCTCGCGGGAACAGTGGCGGGTTCTGCCGGATATGTTGCGGATAAAGCTCAGCGTAGCAAATACAGGTCTGAGTTAGAACAGCTACAGATTGACAGTGTAAATGCAGCAGCCACTGACTCAAAGACTCGCGCCCGGTCGCCGGAGACATTTAAGCAGTTTGTAAAGAGTGCGGCGGGTGAACAAAATGTATACATCGCGGCAGGGCCTGTGAAAGCATATCTACAGGAAAAGAGTCCTGAGGATGTTGCAGCAGACCCTATGTTAAAGTTGATGTCAGACCAGATTGATAACGCCTCCGAACTGGGTGCTGATGTTGTAGTACCGATTGAAGACTTCGCCACTCATATGGCAGGCACTGAACACTATGACGCGCTACGTGCTCACATGACTCTGAGTCAGGATTCAGTTTCACCGTATCAACAGCAGCAGAAAACACAGGAAAATGCAGACGCAACTTTCATCAACAACTTGGTCGAAGAGGCCAACAAGTCTGCCAGTGAATATGTTGAAGCACAGGACATTTACAATACTCATCGTGACCAGATTATTGACACAGGGCGAATGAGTCCAAAGGACGCCAGCGTCGCTGCTCAACTCTACCCGGCACTGATTACAGTGAAGGCAAAAGAGCTGGGTAAATCGGTAAAGGACACATATGAGATGTTCGGTCTCACTGTGCGCGGCCCTCAGACAGGTGTTGCTGATACCTTGGCGGCTCATGCTGCCGGGTTCAAGTTCAACGCTCCAGAGGTTGCCTCTGCGGTTGATACAAACGGTGGCGTAACGCTCAATCGAGACGGTAGCAACTTCACCGGTACCACCGGGTACATCGCCACGGTGCGCTCAAAGAACATCGACAATCTCGACAATCTTGAACAGGAGCTGAGTTCATTCCGGAATGAGAATGCCAAGTTACTGGGCTACAACAATGGATTGGTTGGTGTGTTCAAGCTCAGCGATGGTAGATACAGTCTTGACATGAACGTACATACCAATGACCGGGCTAAGGCTGTCGAGATTGGTAAAAAGAACAACCAAGAATCAATTTATGATGTGGCCAATAAGAAAACAATCTCGACGGGTGGCAAGAGCGGCCCGGGGCTTGACTTGGCTCAAGCTGAGAAAATGATGCAAGACATAGGAGGCACTTATGACACCGGAACAGGAAGAGGCTCAAGCCTTCAGCAGACGGCAGGAACAACAGAGAACAGCAGCGGGAATGCGCGGGAAGAAGATGGCTCACTCCAAGGACTCCCAAGAATCAACGGGGCAGCATCCTCAGAAGCAATAACGAATGTCGCAGAGAAGTACATGGCCGATGCTGGCCTACCATACTTCCCTCCGAACAGGTTCGCCCCGGTAGACGAGGAGCGTGCCACCCGGATTGCACAAGCCTATGATGACATGGAGCATGACCCGGCTGACCCTGAAGTGAAGGCGGCGTATGACGCGCTGATTAAAGAAACAATAGCTCAGTACAACGCAATACTAGACGCAGGTCTGAACATCGAGTTTGTTCCTGAGGGGGTCGAGTACCCCTATGAACAGAACCCGAGGATGGCTACTGAGGATGTCACTGACAACAGTCATCTCTGGGTATTTTCCACCCGGGAAGGATTCGGTTCTGATGACACATTTGACCCGGTAGACAACCCACTGCTGCAAGAGACCAAGTTCAAGATTTCCGGTCAGACCGCTTTGGTGAATGACTTGTTCAGGGTCGTACATGATTACTTTGGTCATGTCAAAGAAGGAGTCGGATTCCGAGCGGCAGGTGAAGAGAACGCATGGCGTGCTCACTCTGCAATGTTCTCCCCTCTCGCTCGGAAAGCACTCACCAGTGAAACACGAGGTCAGAACAGCTGGGTGAACTTCGGCCCTTACGGCACACAGAATCGTACAGCGAGCGGTGCTGACACTCATTATGCAGACCAGAAAATAGGTCTACTTCCTCAATGGGCAATTGATGAAGGCAGGAATGACGCTGTCACACAACTCGGTGATATTGATGTACCGGTCGACGCGAACGGCAACATTCGACTCACTCACCACAGTCACACTGAGAACCTGAGTCTCCTCGACCCAAGCAAACATGGCACAGGAATGGCAGGCAGAGAGCGTCAACGGAAGCGAGACAATCCGATGGCGTGGGTCGACCGGACCTATTACGGCATTGAAGAGGGCACCGCTGATGATTACAAACCTGAGCCTGAGACCGGCCCGGTAACGTATCACACGTTCATCAACCCGGAATCACTCTACGATGCAACTGCTGACCCTGATGGTCTCAAGAAGAACTCTACCGACTTTGGCGTGTTCGACACAACAGTATATGAGAAGAACATTCGTGATGCAGGTTACTCAGGCTACTGGGTGAATGACAAACAGCAGGGTCTGGTCGTTGCTGCATTTGATAAGGCACCGGTCAATGGTGTCATCGGTGATACTACGTACAAGCAGTCGGTACCGCTTCGACGTCAGACACAGACCCTGAGGAACTTTGGCCTTGACCCGACGAAAAAGCACACGACTCGAGAGGTTGCTGCTGCACTGGAGGCACGTACCCGAAAGAAGTTTGGCAAGATAAAAGAGTCTGACCGGAGTCCTGAAGCATCGAAGAAGATTGCCAAGTGGATGGTACAAGAGGTGCTGTTCGAGCTGGAGACCCCTGACCAGTCTGCCACCGGGTGGTACACTGCGAAGTTCCAGAATGCACTGGACACTTTTGCTGAGAGGTTTCCTGAGCTAAAGGATGACAAGAATGCGAGGGATATGCTCACCCTGTTCATTGCTATCACCAGTGATGGCCAGAAGGTTGTGCCAAACTTCAAACAAGCAGCTAATATCTATGAAAGGTTCAGGAAAGATGGTTCTCTCGGCTCCAATCGGGAGACCGTTCGCCAAGGGAGCGTTGATTCAAACCTCAAGGTGATTGGTGACTTATTGCAGACGATGTCAATCAAAGAGTTGCATGATTATCTGCTACACGAGGACACAGTCAGTTCTTTGAGGAGGATGGCCAAGAAGGCCGGGGTGGAGTTCAAGACTGATTATCAGGCACAGACCAAACTTCCAAGAGCTGCTCTGGTTCTGGGGCCGAAGTTGGGCGCGTTCTATGCCAACCTGATGGGAGAACAAGGTTATCTTACCATGGACAGATGGTGGGTGCGCACCTTCAACCGGTATCGTGGTACGATATTACCCAAGGTGGTGGGTACAGCTAATCGGCCCACCGATTCAAAAGGTAACAAAATCGGACTGGCCAAGTTCAAAGAGTTGATTGGACAACCTGAACTGAGTGACGATGAGGCACTCAGTTATGTAGCCAAACATCACGGCATCTATGAAGCTCGCAAATATAAGAATGGCACTCCAATCGAGAAGTCTGCCAACACGTTGTATAAGGCTGCGTTCTCAGAGATAGCCACCTCCCCTAATAATGCCAGCGAACGGACATTCATGATTGACACCGTGGAGCGTGCCAGAAAGTCACTGAAGCGTCGAGGTCATGATTTGACCACTGCCGACATTCAAGCTATACTGTGGTACTACGAAAAACGATTATATGGAGATTTGGGTGCAAGAAAATCGGCAGACGTCAGTTACGAAGAAGCAGCAAAAAGGGCCATCAGTAATGATAGACTCGCAGGACAAGATATTCAGTCCAGAGCTGCGGCGACTCCTATTGGCGAAAACATCTACAACCAAGAAGCAGGTGTAATCAAGGGCGAGTACAACCCGACCCAGAGGTTGATTAACCTTACAGAAGCATCTGACCTTTCTACATTCTTACACGAGTTCGCCCATTTCGCGTTGGACATGGAGCGCAGGTTCCCCACGGGTAATCGACTGCAGAGTATCGACAACTGGTACAAGCGTAACGCTGAGTCTGTGGCCAAGGAAGCCGGTTTCAATGACATGAGCATCACCATACTCGCTAATCATGTCCGCGAGTTCATTGACAACGGTACGACCGGGGATAAACGCACAGACTCAGCTATTGACCGGGCGATACATGAACAGTTTGCCCGGGGCTTTGAGACTTATCTCATGGAAGGCAAGGCACCGTCGGTCGAGCTTCGTAACGCATTCCGCACATTCGCACGATGGCTTGTTCAAGTGTATCATGCTATCAAGGGCGACCTGAAGGTGAACCTTGACCCAGAGATGCGTCAAGTCTTCGACCGGATGCTGGCCACTGAGGAACAGATTGCCATGGCCGAAGCTCGCACTCGTTTCGAGCCGATGTTCACCGATGCGGCGATGGCCGGGGCGACTGAGGAAGAGTATGCAGCTTACCTCGCACGACAGGAAAAAATGAAGGACAAGTCAACTGAGACCTTGCGTGACAAGATAATTGGTCAGCTCACCCGGCAGACCAAGAAGTGGTGGAAGGAAGAGAAGGCTGACGTCATTGACGAAGAGGTGACCAAGCTCAAGAGTGAGCGTGTCTATGTCGCCATGAACACATTACGCAATGGTAAAATTAAACTAAATCATGCGGCTGTGAAGGATGCTTATGGTGAAGTTGTTACCAACAAGCTCGGTAAAACTCAGCTCCGTATTCCACCGAAACTGGTAGGCATGACCAAGAAGGGCGGCGAGGGTGTTGACCCTGATGAAGCTGCTGCATTCCTCGGGTACTCCTCTGGTGATGAGATGGTCAAAGAGATTGTTTCTGCGGAGAACATAAACAAACTGGCAGATACCCGGGCTGAAGAGATTATGAAGGAGCGTCACGGTGACATCCTGCATGACGGCACCATTATGCAGGAAGCAGATGAAGCTGTTCGTAACGAGGAGCGCGGCAAGCTGATACTGCAGGAGCTGAAGTTCCTGTCACGTGGCACTAACCAGGCGGCCATTGACCGGCAGACTTTGAAGTCATTGGCTGAGCACGCCATCGGCAAGCAGTCATTCAGAAAGATTAACCCAGCGCGTTACAGGAAGGCCGAGCTGCGTGCGGCTCAGGAATCAGCAGCTGCTCTTGCCAAGGGTGATAAAGAAGCTGCAGCAGAAGCCAAGCAACGACAGGCTCTGAATTATTACCTCGGCATGGCCGCGACTGCAGCCAAGAATGATACGATGAAGATTGTTGACCGGATGGCCCGGTACCGGAAGAAACAGGTACAATTGAACATTGCCAAAGCGGAGAACGGGTACTGGGAGCAGCTGCAGAAGATTCTGTCTCGCTTTGAGTTCCGTAGGAGTGCGACACTGAAGAAGGTCGACGCTGTGAACCAGGGCCTGGCCGAGTGGGTGAAGGAACGTGTCGAACAGGACGGCGACGGTCTTGTGCTATCTGCTGCCGTATTAGACCAGAGCTACATCACCCATTGGAAGAATGTACCTTATTCTGATTTGGTGGGCATCGCTGACTCTGTGAAGAATATCGAGTATGTTGCCAGATACAGCAACAAAATGAACGCTTTGAAGACCGACTTGGAGTTCAAGGAGCTGGTACAGAAGTGGGTCGGCTCGATGAATGAGAGGGTGAAGAGCGTATTCAAACCTCAGCGCACCAGCACTACGAAGAAGAAGAGCTATTCCAAGTTCGCAATGGCACAGATGACCAAGATTCCATGGCTGGCCTCATGGCTGGACGGTGGTGAACGCACCGGCATATCGCACGATACCCTGGTTCAACCGCTGGTTGATGCTTATGACATGGAAATGAAGATGTGGCATGAGCATGGTGAAGGGGTCATAAACCTAATCAAGAATCGGAGCAAGGCTGATAAGAGACGTCACGCACGTACCGTGTTCATCCCTGAGATAAAGGACGAGAACAATGATGGCAACCTGCTCGGTCACCAGATAATCGCTGTAGCATTGAACACCGGCAACCAGAGCAATCTGAAGAAGTTACTGTTGGGCGAAGGATGGGCGAACCCGGAAAACGAATCAGAGATTGATATAAACAATCCCAAGCTACAGGCGGTGCTGGCGCACATGACCCAGAGTGACTGGGAACTGGTACAACACATCTGGGATAAGATGGAAGAATTGTACCCGATGTTGGCTGAAGAGCACCGGCGCACCACCGGCCTCACGCCGCCAAAGATAGAGGCGTCCGAGGTAAATACACCCTTCGGTAAGTTCCGGGGCGGATACTACCCTGTCAAGTATGATTCACAGCGGTCTCACCGAGCTGACCTGAACAAAGAGAAACAGGACGCACAAACTGAGTCGATGTTTGGCTCATTCGGCAGCATTCAGGCGTCCGTGAACGCATCTGCCACGAGCGAGCGTACAGGTTACTATGGCCCTATCGACCTGAACATGAATGTAATTCCGAACCACTTTCAAGAGACGATTCATTATATCGCCTTCCATGACCCGGTGCGCGAAATTAACAAGCTGATAAATAACGCTGAGGTCGCTGCTACAATCAAAGCCAAGTTGGGTGAGGAAGAGTATAAAAGGCTGCGCCCATGGCTCAATGACGTGGCTAAGGATGGCCGGGCTGACAAGACAAAGACGATGCTTGGCCCTGTTCTTCAGCAGCTGCTCCTCGGCGTGACGCTCGGGGTGATGGGCTTCAAGGTATCGACCGGCCTGATTCAGATTTCCGGTCTGTCCAACACCATTGCCGAAGTTGGGGCTGCTAACACGCTTCATGCTGTCCGCAACATTCTTGGCAGCCCCAAGACGATGAATGCTGCGTGGGAGTTCGCCAGAGACAACTCGAAGGTAATGTCTCACCGGATGAAAACCATGGATAGAGAACTGAGGAACGCGATGCTCCAACTTGAAGGCAAGGCCGGTTGGTTTCCTGCAATGCAAGAAGCATCCATGAAGCATATCGCCTTGGTTCAAACATACATGGTCGACCTGCCCACGTGGCATGCGGCGTACATCAAGGGCATGAACGAGTGGGGTGACGAAAAGCGTGCGTTCAAATATGCAGACTGGGCGGTGGAGAATGTGCAAGGTTCTGGTCTCACTCATAACATGGCTGAGGTTATGCGTGGCAGTGCTGAGACCAAGACGTTCACCATGTTCATGACGTTTTATAGTTCATTGTGGAACGCGACCCGTGACTTGAAGAAAGGTGCCCACTCATCGACAACTGTTGCCGCAAAACTGATGTTCATGTTCGCCATCCCTGTGCTGCTCGATATGCTGCTGCATGGTTCGTTCGGTGGCGATGATGACGATGACAAGTCGAACATGGAGAAGTATCTGCTCAATCTGGCTCTCTACCCGACACAGAGTGTTCCATTCCTTCGTGATGTAGTGAACGGTGCGCTGGGTGATTACAGTTACAACATCACACCGGTGGCTCAGGTACTGTCATCAGGTCTGCAGAGCAGCAAGACCTTGATTAACTCGATGCTTACCGATAAAGAAATCAGTCAGAGACAGGCTCATACCACAGTGAAGAACCTCAGCAAGATTGCGGGAGCTACGTTTGGAATCCCTGGAGTAAATCAGGCATGGGCTACAGGTGAAGAATTGGATAAGGTGTTGCGTGACGGAGAAGACCTGACCATTAAAGAGTTGCTTTACGGGCCGAAGAGGTGATATGTTTCCGCAGGAACTACAGGAGTGAGTCATGAAACCTGAATATAGCTTGTCAACTGAAGCATAATGACTGTCATTACTACAGCCATCACTTCCGGGCCATACACTGGCAATGGCGTTGCGGACACGTTTGCCTTCGGGTTCAGGGCCAAGACCATCAGTCAGATTGACGTATATGAAACCGACACGCTCGGTGCGATAACAAAGCTCACTCCGACCACTGATTTCACTGTGCCTGTTCTGGGCAATCCTACTGGCGGCGATGTAGTGCGTGTCGCCGGGCCTTTGCCAACAGGTTACACTTGGTACATTCGAGCGAATTATATCGAATCACAGGAGACCTCTTTCGCGTCCCAGGGTGCGTTCTTCCCTGCGGTGCATGAGGATGCCTTCGATAAGATTACATTGATACTGCAGCAACTGACTGACGTAGACAGCAGGGCACTGCGGGTAGCTGATACTGACTTCACTGTTGACCCGACAAAGCAGTTCATCCCGGCCATTGCCGACCGTGCTAATAAAGGGTTGGGTTTTGATGCTAATGGTATACCCATGGCCATACCAATCATTACTCAAGCGATGCTTGATGCTGTTACCAGTGCTGCCACGAATGCAGCAGCAAGTGAAACGAATGCAGCAGCAAGTGAAACGAATGCAGCAGCAAGTGCCACGAATGCAGCAGCAAGTGCCACGAATGCAGCAGCAAGTGCCACGAATGCAGCAGCAAGTGCCACGAATGCAGCAGCCAACAAAGACGCAGCCAGCGGCTATGAATCCCTCATGCCAGCAGGCAAGCAATCGCTTACACCTACACATGGACTTGTAGCATCGAATGGTAAAGCAGTGTCACTCCCCACAGACTATGCCTTGCAAACATGGAGCGATGCGCTAACGAGTGGACTATATGCCGTTACCTTGACAATAGCACAGAATGGATTACCAGCAGGCACATGGTATATTGAAGTATTACGACGTAACGTGGATGCCTCTGGGTCGCAATATCGGTTCATTCGTGCAACAGAAATACTGGGAGTAGGTAATAATATATATCAATCTAAAGACCATAATGGAGCTTGGACACCCTTTGTCAAGATAGCCACAGAATCTTCACAAAACAATTTCACCGCCCGCCAGACATGGCAATTCGGTGCAAACATTGCCTCCGCTTCCACAGTAACGCTAGGCACTGATGGCAATGCTTTCCACCTAACAGGCACGA